CGAACCCTCTGCCAACGGCAGGGTACAGAAATGTAGCGGGATCTTATTCCCACGGGCAGTAGAGGTAGCTGCTAATAGCCTCACACTCACACCACTCGCGAAAGAGGATCAAGATTTCACACTTGGTTTAATTCGGTCAATATTATCATTTTGTGATGTATTTTCCGTAAGAATCCAAGAATCAAATCTTTCTCGAGCCTGTTCCAGTATTTCACAACTGGTTCAGGACAAGGGCGTTGCTTCCCTTGTTGAATCGTTCAAATACTGCACTTGTAATAAGTTATCATACTTATATTGCAGTAATGAACATCTCGAGCCGCCATTGGATTTTCTAGACCTTTGGAAATTACTCGGAATTAATCGACACATGAAGCGTCGATCAAACGGTAATTCCAAACGACGTTTATTCTTCATACATTCTCTTCATTTATTAAAGAGAAATTGTCCTCCTCTACCAGCCACTCTTGTGGCAGCTGCAGTAGAGAAGCATCAACAAGCTTTATCTCAAGAGAGACAATCGCCCATTGAATGTAAAGAATTCGTCTCAATTTACACCCAAGATTTATTAAAAAATTTTAAATCGGAGTGTAACTTGTTCTCACCACTGTCTCGAAACAGTTGTGTTGAGAGGTCTAGGTCTCATGGTGGAGCCCAGGGAGCCTGTTCTGAGAATGTTACCCAAGTCGTTAAGTCGACCTCTGGCATTCTTGAACTTAGAAGGATAGCGATCATCAATTCTTTTGCGGAGACGTCTGCACAGAGATTTCATGATATGAGCACATTCAGATTGACTGATGAACCCAAACAATTGGTCAAAGTACGTTGTGTTGATGATCCGCTAAAGGCAAGGATAATTACTGTCGAACCGAAGATAAATCAACGGTTAAAACAAGTAACTACAGATCTTAATAAATATCTCGGAAACTTTGAACAATTCAAATTGATCAGGGGTGCTTCAGTGAAATCATTGATTTCACATTTGCCACCTTTACAAGAGGATCATGCGTATGTTTCCGGAGATTATTCAGCTGCTACAGATAACCTCAATGCGGACATTTGCCGCACTTGCGCTGAGGTAGTTTCTGTTCACATTCCAGAAGATCTTCAATCCTTGTATCTCGATAATGCTTCAATGCATATTATCGAGTATCCTTCTGGTGCACTAATGGAACAAAAGAATGGTCAACTAATGGGGAGTTTATCCTCATTTAATAACCTATCCATTATTAATAGTGCACTATTCTCCTATGTTCGATCTTACAACCCGGCTGCTTTCTCCGACTGGCATTTTGTCAATGGTGATGATATCCTTTTTACAGCAACTCCTGAGGGACTTGCGACATGGAAAGATGTCACCAATGCGTGCGGTCTGAGTCCGTCTTTTGGGAAGAACTATTACTCGAAAAACTATTTTACAATAAATAGTCAGTTCTTCAAAGACAGAGTTGAGATTCCATTTGTAAATTTTCGTCTCTTAAAACCACTTGGTGATGATAAGAGAGAACATATAATTGATCTCAAGGGAAAGCAGCGCAGTGTAGTACTCCCGACGGCACTGGGTGCCGCGTGGAGAGATGTGTGCGAACGCGCAAAATTAAACCTGGATAATGAATCCACGGTTCGTAGGTCATTCCTACGCGCGCACAACTCAGACCTTCTTAGGATTGGGAAGGATCTGTTACTACCATCTGCTTGGGGGGGTTGCGGTGCTATGACTATTAAGGATGCTATTGGGAAACTCCCTTTAACACTTTATAGTATTCGAGACATAGCACATAAGACGAAAGGTCATGCCTCAGATATAATAGCTGAGATTGGCCTGGCGATCGGGAAGACGCTGGATTTATTACCACCNGGTGATAGGACTGAGACNTCTAGAATTACTTCTAGAGCTCAATTTATCTTCAGTGGTGATAAGCATGAAGACACACCTAAGACACGTAAACCGTGCCGTCACTGTCTTTCATTGCGTCAATTGGTTGNTAAACCATTGACTCCA